GGGGTAGCACGTCATTTGTGAGGGCCGTGCAACCTGACCCTCCTAAGCAACAGCAATGGGGAATAGAGACAACTCACAAAACCAAAGAGGCGATACCACCTGACAGCAAATTAATACCGGAAGCAATATCACCAACAGGCCCAGGCATCTTAGACAAGGCAGCGGTAGCTGCCCGAACAAAATTGTAAACACGTTTCCAAAAATCAGAATTGTCACGATAAGGCACAGCGACGGGCAAACGTTCGGCAACATATTTATAAAGGTCAAGGGCAAGGGCATCATGTGGACAAGACAAAGTGGTGAACTCATAGATGAACGATTGAGGTACAACTTGAAGTTCAACACAAGCCCATGTTCGAAGGATGTAAGATTGGCCAGCAGCACCACTAGGCACAGATATCTTGAACACAATAGTGTCCATATCATCCATACCACGATAAGGCGCATTGATAGTCGTTTGACCATTAGAGAAAGCGGGTATAACCCCAGAACTCAAGTCAGAGACGACATCTTTAAAGTCAAAGGAACCTGTGCGATTAAAAGAAGTGGAATAACAACCTAAATTGAATGGTGAGGTGTAAATGTTATTAAAAGGAATCATAGACAGATCACCAATACCACCGGGTATGTAATTGTTCTGAATCGCAGGTGGAACCAAAATGACATTAGAGAAATCTTGTACATCCATAGTAAAGGGAATCTTAAAAACGCTAATATTACCAGCCCACGTCATTTCATTCATAGTACACTGTATCTCGGCAGCCAAAGAGGCATAACGAAACTTGGACACGGTGCCAGTGGCTGGTTGGGCACCTAAACCAAGGTTGGAAAAACCGGGCCAGTTAGTAGAAGTCAAATTGGTGGCATTCGCGCCTGTGGCGACGGACTGGCTAAGGAAAGCAGAACCAAACATCGGGCTGACAAGTACAAAAGTGTCTTGACCAGGCGGAGCGACAGATGGCCTAACCAAAGTCTGTTGTGACATGAGCGTACGACCGGCATAATTGTCGGGTATACCCTGTGCACCAGTGACGTCAAAATCAGGTGAAGCGAAAGCGCATTTTAAGAAATCCAATCCACATTGGGAAAGTTGAGGTTTTGCACGTGGCATCTTGGGTGCGCGAATTTGAGTAAGACGCACTTCAGGATTGCCACGCATAGAGGTGTTAGAGACAGGAATAACAATATTGTTAGACCTGCCTTTTACACCCGACTGCTGTTGCTTAGCAACAGCCTTACTCTGTGACCGAGGTTTGCGCTGCCTGCGCGGCGCTTCGATCAATTCCAGTTTTACCATTTCGGGGACGACGCTGACGAGTATTACTGTTGGATAAAATTACGGATGGGCCGTTAACTCCGTTAACACAAACTCCCGGGGGTATGATCAATTCCTCCATGGAGTAGTAACGTTTAAGATCGGCCATTGCAAAGTTACCAACAAGATCTTGCACATATTCGAATGATTTACCAAGCAAACCACAAACGACATGTGTGAGATCCTCAGACTCATCAACGGGATAAGACCCTGAACCATGATCATACGGCAACTCAATGTCGCGATCATGTTTACAGGTCTTATGTATTCCATACCGCTTAAGCATCGCTCGACACCAATCGCTAACAATAGGCGTGTTAGGGTCAGTTTTCATATAACCTTGCGCACGCCGTGAAATAGCGATGTGAAGGGGGACGCTACGAGACGCAACTATAACATGCATCTTTGGT